ATAAAGAGTTGCTTGTTCTTTACCTTCACTTTGTCTAAGTCCTCTACCAATACTTTGTAGTGTTCTAATTGTAGATTTAGTTGGCATTGCAAATATAATATTATGTAAATTCCTAATATTAATACCAGTACTAAAAGTACCATAAGAAGCAACTACAATTGCATCGTTTTCAATTTCCATTATTCTTCTAATTTCTTCACGGTCATTAGTATCAGTTCCGCCATGTACAAAGAAAACTTTTCTGTTGCCAATCTTTTCTGTATCCTTTATCATATCATACAGGATTCTACCATGCTTGTCAACCATTTGATAGAGTATTAATGTATTTTTGCCTAGGCTAACCGCAAGATTCTTAATAAATTTATTTCTAACTTCATTGGAAATTAGATACTGTATTTCTTCTTGGTAAGTTTTGTCTTTATACTCTAAACATTTTTCATCTGGATGTTTTAATATAAGACATTTAACCTCAAAATTTGATACCTGGTTTTTATCAATCAGTTCTCTGGTACTGATTACTTTGTTTACAGGTCCGAATAAACCTTCTAATACAAGCTTATGTGTTTTAGTACCATCTAAAGTACCTGTAAGACCTATACGATACTTGGCATTGATACAGGAGGTGAGTATGGTTGTGAGTGATAGTGCTTTGAACAAATGAGCCTCATCACCTATTACATAATCAAATTGATGGAAGTATTCTTTAGGTAACTTATATAAAGATTGCCATGTGGAAATTATTAAAGGTTTGCTTGACTCTTTGTCTTTACCTTGATATACTCTGTGTAAATGTTCTTCCATGTTATCGTTATTGTAATCGGCAAAGTCCGAATACAACTGTTCAACCAAAGATGTGGTTGGAACTATAACAAGGCCTTTGAGATTTTGATATTGTTGTAATTGACGAAAGATAAGATAGATGATTAATGATTTACCTGAAGCCGTAGGAGATAATAACAATGCTCTGCGCTTACGCATGGCATGAATATAACCTTCTATTTGATGTTCTCTTACCTCAATTGGTTCACCACGGGCATGGATTTTTAAATCGTCTATGAATTTTTTAGCATGGTACAAAGGATAATCATCATCAACAAAGTTATGAGTAAATGTATAATCACGCTCTTGGCAAAACTCCTCTACATTACCAATAAGCCCCATGTAGATTTGAGAATTTCTAGAATCAAAAAGCCTTATCTTTCCATCCCATATTTTATTACGATAGGCTGGAACAAAGGTATAACCAGGAACAAAGAATGTAAAGTATTCTGATACCTCTTTAGCAATGTGTTTCTCACATTCTATCTTGGCATATACCTCATTTACTTTGGTGATGGTTAGGTGTTCACTCATACATTACCGTATTTGTGTTTCCTAAAGCCCATTTGGCATCTGTTTCAACTGACCATTTTTTGGTTGCAACATGAAAATCTGGAATTTTTAATTCTTTTGGATTACTACTTGGTTCTAAGATAAGTAAACGATTATTTGGTTGAGCAGCAAACTGCCCATTATCACACATAATAAAATTATAAGACTTATGGTCCTCGATATCTTCAGAAAAGCCAGTATCAAGAACATTAAAATCAGGATGGGCACTATCAACTGTAAAAAGATATACACCATACATCCAATCTCCATTTTTTAATTTGAATTTACACCTCATTGATTGCAGTTGAGCTTTCTTTAAAACTGTTATATCATAAGATAAACAATCCCATAACTGAAGATAGTCCAATGGTAGTGGTTCACCTTCAATAGGCTTCCAACAATATGCGTGCAAAGGTAGTTTATCGTAGAGAGCACCATAGTTGTTTAGGTATGATTCAATACGAAACGCTTGGCCTCTTAGTGATTTAATAGTTATCCACCAACAAGGTTCAAGTTCTTTGTGTCCTTTTTTAAAATCATAGAGGAACTCTCTGCGAACAAAACATTTAACTGGTGGAAGATTTGCAATGATATGTGCCATTACTGACCACCAATAAACTTTTCCCATGATATAAAATCACGCAGTTGCCATGTTCTTTGTTTCAATTCATTCATAATAGATTCTATTACAGATACCGTTTCTTCATGATACACCTTCTTCTCAAGCAACTTGATTAGGTCTCCGTCTGCTTCCAGATAGGTGGTGATATCCGATTTAAGAGTAAACTGAAATGGAGTCCATCCATATTCATCGAGTTCTTCCTTGGACATTTTACCTGTGTAGTATTCCCATTTAATCTTCCGCATACGGAGATAATCAAAGTGTGCCTTCTTTGAGGCTATTTTATGCTTTGTGAGTATACTGAGGTATTTGTTGTGTAGTTTAGGTATCTTCAGCAGTTCTTTGCCAGGCTCTGTCTGGTCCATGTCTGCATCTGTTTCCCAATACTTTAATACTTGTTCTAGATTTTCCATAATATTTTCAATAATTTAACACCAAATCTACATTATAACATGACTTATGTTATCGTGTCAAGCCAATGTTAAGCATTAATTGGAATGAATTGGTGATAATCAAACACAAAAGTGGCTGAAGCGTATACAATATCATCTGCTGACATTTTAGTATCAAAGATAATATCAGACAATGAGACTGGAAAAGCATTTACAAAATTAACCCTTATAATAGGATTGTTTAAACTATTTAATATAGTTAATGTGGCATCAGAATAATACTTTAATGAATTAGACTTGTATTGGTTTTGTACAGTAGTTAACCTTTTTCTCTCCTCAAAACTCTCTGGAGATGCGATGGAACGGAACCAAGAATGTATTTGTTGCCATGTGTCTAATTCTTCATCAACGGCAAAATCAATGTTTAATTGATTATAAGTTATCTTATTGCCAGGAGCAAAGATGTCTAACATTGGAGTTGAGATTGGTGCTTGTCCTAGATTAACACCAGGTATATTTACCGATTGGCAAAAATATTGAGATGAACCAATCCTATCAAAAGATAATATGTATTTTGATGGCTGTAAATAATTTACATTTTGTGGGATTCTAGTTAGCGCTGTCATACAAGTATTTAGGTCATAAAAAAAGAGACCCCCGAAGAGGTCTCTCTAAAGTATCACTCTATGGTGATTTGATTACATCAAGTTCTTAACGCCGAATAAACGATAATATACGTTTCTACGAGCCATTAATTTGCCATCATCCGGAGTTACTCCAGAAGCACCATTCGAGAATGGGTTGGCTACCATACCGTAACGAGTCTTGAATCCAATTTTTGGTTGGAATGTATACTGGTCAACAGCACGAACCATTTGGAGAGGAACGTATGGGCAATAGAACAAACCTGCGTCATATGGTGAAGTACCTTTGTAACCAATTGTTACTAACTCTTGGTTAGATGTGTAACCACCAAAGTATGGGTCAATATAAACCTTGATTCTACCGTGTAACAAACCAGCAAATGTATTACCTGTGTCATCTACTTGTAAGTCAGCATTTAGAGCAGGAGTATAAGACAATACACCAGCCATTGCCATTGCAGAAGCTACATCAGAAGAAACGATAAGAACATTACCTTTACCTCTACGAGTTTGCTTAGCAATTACGTTAGCATCACGCTCAATTTGGAAAATTAAGCCTTTGAAACGCTCAACTGACCAACGACCGTTAGAGTCTGTATCTAAGTCAAAGAAACCGGCAGTAGTAGTACCATACTGAGCACCAGCAACAGCACAAGTATAGATTGTACGAATAACTTCACGGTTAATTTCAGATAGAATTTCTGTAGACAGAATGTTTGACAATTCTGTTTCAGCGTCAAGACCGTGAATTGCTTTCAAGTCTTGTGCTAGTTCTAAAGAATACTCTGCCTTTAGAGCACGGGATTGTGCAGTAACAGTAACTTTCTCAATAGAGAAGGCCATTTGTTGGAACACACGGCTGTCATCGTTAATGCCTAAGAATTCAGCATTAGCAGTTGGCATACCAATACCAGAAGTAGTAGTGTTACCAGTTGGGTTTTGGAATTGTGACGAAATATCAGTTGCACGAGTTCCTTGAAAACCGTATGGGTTATTCTCAGAGAATGTACCAGAGAATGCTGTGTTAGCTTCGTTATAGAAAGCTTCAGCACCAGTTTGGTTAGTGTAACGAGCACGCATTGCAAAAATCAAACCAGTAGGACCAGTCATTGGTTGTACACCAGCAACGTCATAAGCGATTAGATTTGGTAATGCACGGCGAACTAAAGAAATCAAGATTGGATCAAAGTTCTGAACAGATGAACCTGTAACGTTGGTTGCACCAGCGCTATAAGTTGTTTCGTTCAAAGCTTGTGAATCTTGACGCATAGCTTGTTGTTGATTTTCCAAAATGAGAGCTGTAACAGCTTTCTTGTATGGATCTTTGATGGCTTCTAATTCTGGATGTTCCAGAACTGGCTGCCATTTTTTCTGTAATTCTTCTGTTAAATACATTTTATTGTCCTTTTATTTCAAAGTTTGTGAAATGGTTTTTGAGTAAATATCCATCATTGGATCAGCGGAAGTACTTGGCTTCTTCTCATCTTCGATATGGACTTCATCATCTAGAGCGGCAGTACTTGCAACTTTAACATCGGATTTGAAATATGATTCTTTCAAAGTTTCCATTTTAGTTACAAATTCTTCTTCGGTAGTAAATTCCACACCCTCTGCGAGTGATTTTAATTTTTCTACTTGGGTTTGCGACAGGCCTTCACACGCTGTGTAGATAGCCTCAATTTTTTTCTGTTCGTTTAATGCTTGTGATAGTTCAATACCACGATTGATTTGTTCGTTTAATGCTGACTCAAGTTCATCAACTTTTTCTGTGAGTTCACCAATAACATCCACTTTATCTTCTGGTATATCAATGTAGTGTTCTTCGAATAGACCTTTTAGACCAGTGATAAAATCTTCAACGATTTCGGCACGGAGACCTTTTTCAATTGCGATTTCATTGTCTTTAATCCATTCTTCTACCATATAGTTTAGGTAACCATCAACTTTGGCAGCTAAATCTTCTTTGATTTCTTCTACAGCAGCTTCAAACTGTTCAATTAAATGCTCTTCGGCTTCAGCAATAACTTCTTCAGCACGAGCAATAACGGCAGCTTCAAAAATTGTAGATGCTTTGGTAACAAATTCTTCAGAAAGATTTTCACCAGACATTAATGCATCGATATCTTCTTTCATCTTTTCCTTCATCTTTTCTTTTTTGAGTTCTTTTTTAATCAATGCTTTATCTGCTGCTTCATCTTCATGTTCTTCTTCAGCTTCATAGATAACTTCTTCGTCTGATTCAGTTTCTTCACCATAAGATTGGAATGTGGCATCTGGATTTGATTGCATAGTTTGCTTTGGTGTCATACCTTTTTTACGGTCACGAATAGTATCATAAGAATCTTGTGAACCTTCAGCATCACCTTGGTCAGCATTTCTATCATTCTGTGGTTGTGGCTTTAACTTCTTCATTGGTTCTGCGCTTACAGGAGGAGTAGCACCAGGAGGAGTGGCAGATGGAACACCTTTTGTGTAGGCAGGTAGTTCGTCTTTGTTTGAGTTTGGTGAATCACCAATTTTACCAGCATCACCCATACCATATCCTACGGATGTAGGTAATCTACCGCCTTCAGGTCTTTTACCAGAAGTAGTAGATGCTTGAATTGATTTTGAATCTTCGCCTAAAAGAATATCTTTAGCGGCTTCAGATAAATTAAATTTTGACATTTTGAAAATCTCCTTGATTTATTGGATATTTATAATTAAAGTTTTTTCATGAAGTTCTCAAATATGCGTAGACTTACTTTTTCAATATCTTTTTGTGAAGCTTTTTTGATTTCTCTCTTAGCTTCTTCAATATATTGTTCTGTCCAAACACCATTGACTAACATCCACTCTTTACCTTCCATAATACCCTGTACAAAAGCGCCAGGCGCGGAAGGGTCTGCTACAATATCTGCCGCTGTGGCTAGATAAAAATCGGGTTGAACTACATTAACGCCATTGACGTTCTTCAATGAACCCATGCCTCTTGAAGATACACCTAATTGAGCACCACCTTCAATTAAGCTTCGTGCAATGTTTCCCATTGGTGTATCTAATATTTTTGCTTTGCCAATCCATTGGTTACCTTCTTCTTTTAATCCTACAATCATGTGTGATACACGGTCAAGGTTAATAGAAGGAGATTCAGGGTGTCCTAATTCACCAAATGCACGGCTTTTATTAATGTATTCACTAGTGTAACGGTCTACTTCTTTCTTCATTGTATTAAATTCATATAGACGACCATTCTTGTTTTTAGTTTCAGCAACCAAAAAAGGTCCCTCAATATGCAAACATTTTTTACCATTAGCTTCTTCTAAGTAGGTATAGTTTACATTATCGTTTATTTCTTTAATGAGTTTCATATTATAATCCTAGTGAGCCTCTTCTGCGTAAAGACATTTTTCTTTTTCTTAGTGCTTGTCCTAATTTAGCACGCCTCTTAAACTTTGACTTTCTTGCTGCCATTTTACGGTTTCTACGCTCTTGTGGAGACATACGAATCATTCTTCCGCCTCGCATCGTATAACCTTGTACACCAGATACCTTTTTACGTCTTTGAACTTTACCACCACGAATACGAACCTTAACTAATTTGGTACGACCCATTTTTTGGATATTACCTTCATCCAAATCAAACATTTCTAATGCCATCCGAGCTTTAATCTCGGTTAATTTATCTTCTAATATTTCATATATCTTATTTTCTAATAGGCTTTGAGCATCTATTAATTTATTTGATAAAATATTTTCAACAATATCTTTCATTATGGACGTATTGAATATGCACCATAGTTAAATGCTGCTGGATCGGTCAATTGACCTGAATCATAATAAGTACCATTTTTATGTAACTCAATAATAACTGTGTATGCCGCATTAGTAGTTGTACCAACAGTTTTAATGGTTACGTTACCTGTAGGAC